CTCTGTACTCACGTACGTTACCTTTACGCCATCTTTTTGGCGGCAAAGTACGCGGTTCCGCTCTATTATCCCGTAAATCGAGAATTTAACCATGGCATCATAATGACAGCCAAGGCTAAAGCACATTCCATCGCCTCGCGGCGGGGGAAGGGGCATCGAAGGTTTCCGGGGATACCACAGTTTGTAGCGGCCTTGTAAACCATAGTACCTCAACCCAGAGTCCTCGCTTTCAAAAGCGGGAACCTTTCGGTCGAGGCCCACAGATTTGGCGAGCATGCGCAGTGTGTCATACAAAACAACACCATGCACGGCAGACCAATCAAGGAGCCTGTTAAAGATAATAGAGATCTCTTGCGGAGTCTCGCACCTTTTGATATAAAAAGGGCGAACAAAGTGACCATTATAAAAATCACCACCGCACGATTCACGAAAGGGACCGTCGTTAAAGCTTTTGGTCATATTAGGCACGAAGCCAAACATCTCCATAGCTCGGACGACCCTGTGGTAGGACTCACTTGTACAAACAACATCATCGCCATAAACACCGGCGTTGACACCATTAACAAACGTGAGCCCCATCGTGTGATACACACCCTCAACAATGGCGCTTAATAAAAACGTCATAAAGGAGAAAGTGAAACCGCAACCCTGTGTACCAACCATTGAAAGTTTAATGGTGCGCTTCTCGTATTTAATGAGTCGCGACTTAAAGGTACTGATCAGATGTATGCACCAGCTCGGCAGGACGCCTGCGTTGGCTAAAGGTTCCAAGTAAATGGAGTCGCTCGCGGAAGTGCTATCGATTGTTGATAGTCTCCCTGAGATACTCCCTTCTCGGGCCATCTTCTGATTCTTCAGTTCCTGTGAAGGAATATGGATATCAAAGATGTTTCTAAGCCCGTCGTCGATGAAAGCACTAAAGCCACGTTGGAAGAACATGTCCAACGAGGGCTCGGTGACTACCATTCGATACTTGCTTGTATCTTTCGGAACGAAAGTGCAAGTCCCATAGGGAGTTCTCTTGCACCCAAAGTTGTACTGACG